ATCCGGGTTGATAGGCCCTCGCGATTGCTTGGATCAACCATTTTTCCGCCATGGTGCGATTGAGTTCTGTGTCGTCGCAATCCGTTGCCTCGACAATCCAAGACGATAGACGCGGTGTCCCGTCCCAGATGATTGAGTCAAGCCACTCTATCAAAGGGTTTCGTTTGTTCTCCTCACCAATCAGAGACACAGTCTCACTGACCGCCGCGCTCGAATACTCGAGCCCATATGCGCGCGATACCCACAATGCGATTCTGGTATCGTCTGTGTCGCGATAGTCACGATCGTCAATCTTCAACGTGTTGGTAAAGCTGTTGAGCCATACCCGACCCCGCCACCTACGGTCCCGCCGAAGTATGATGTACAAATTGTTTTTGTTCTTGCGGAATCGTCCCGACGGTTGACCGTTGCGGTCCATGTATTGATCGAGCAGGTCGATGATTCGGGTGTCTGTTTCCGTTTCCGGAATTGTTTGTTGAGCGGGCTGTGCATTGGGCTGGTTGATGCAGTTTTCATTTTCAGCAGTGGTCAGCAGGTCAGCGAGCCGCCGATGCCCAGCGGCAAGTACTTCATCAAGATCAGCCATCGATTGACTCCAGTGGTACGCGGTACAATGTGTGTTGGGGAAGTTGATCACAGATTTCGGACGCATAGTCATCGCCGGAGTCATCTGAATCTGTTGCAATAAAAACCTTCATTTCGTTGGGGATGTTCATCTTACCAAGGGACTTGAAACTACCAGAGGTCCCGGCCATGATTGCAAGCGACAACGACTCTCGATGAGCCTGCTCACACGCCCTCATGTAGTCTGTGATGCCCTCACAAATCAACAAGCCATCGATCGATGTAGCTTGCTTGGTACGCATCAACTGTTGTGCCGCAGCGTTCGCCATAAGCAACCCTCCGGCCTCGTATCCGAGTGGCCATCGTGTCTTTGCACCAGACGGCTGACGACCTTTAGAATACGAAACACTCCGAACGTGAATGCTTGCGAACGTCCCGTCGGGTTCGAAACACGCGGCAGCGATACGAAAGATGCCGCCCCACTGATGAGGGAACCATTCCGGATACTTGTACTCGGTTGGCAACGGGAGCACTCGAATGCATTTGGTGGCATCCATGAGCTTAGGCGAAAACCTGCGAGCAATCATCCACTTGCTTAAGTCTTTGGAGAACGCTGCCGGTTGATGCAGTGCTGCCTCGACACTGGTGGAATGATCCCAAAGATGATGTAGCTCATCCTCTGGGGGACGGACGTATCCCTGAGTCGGAGGTGGTGTTACAACTGGTCGCTTGGTGGGGTCTGGCTGAACGTGTGCTGGCACTCCCGAGGGTGTGCAGTATCCTTGCTCTGCAAACCAATCTCGGACGACTGAGCGTTGATTCTTGTCGATGTTTCTCAACGGCTGCTGAAAAAAGTGATGAGACACAAAATCGACGACGTCACCCTTGGCTCCACACTGATGACACATCCACGCCATTTCATTGCGTTTGAAACCGACCGGACCACGCTTCTTGTCTGTTGAACCACGCTCAAGCAACCCGCAAGAGGGGCATGGATAGATCGATGTGCCGTTTCCTCGACTGTACTGGAGGCTGCTGGCTATTGTTGTGATGCGTGCGTTTTTCGCGTTTTGAATCCACATGGTAACTCCTGACGAGGCCCCGAAAGAGCACCACCGGAAACCCGGTGGGCTCAGTCAGGAGCCCAACTTTTGGGGGGATCAATCCCCAAAGGGCTTGGTTGTGTAGTCGGTCGTCGGACCTTCTACAAACTGTTTTTTGGAGGGACGATCATGCCGTCGATACGATCCGCGTCTTGTCCCATGATGCTGTAGTTCAGCCTGAGATCAGGGGTAATCGTGAGCACGACCTTCATTCCAGTCATCCGATACACGCGATTCATCCAAGAAACTACGGTGTCTAAAGTGGGGGCCTTTGCCTCCCGCTTGAGAATGCTGCGGAGCCGTGACCGGCTGGTTCCGTAGATGTAGGCCATCTTGGAGTGCTTGCCTTTTTGCAGTCCACCCATGGCTTGAGTCATCTGGAACACCAGTTGGTAGGTGTCAATGCGCTCGTAGTCTTCGATGTGATCGCCGTTGTTCATTCTTTGCTCTGATGAAAAGGTGGGGCCGCCCCCCCGCTAAGGAGCGGCCCCGGTGACTTACTTCGCTGCGTCTTCCCCTTCCCCAAGGGTAGGAGCATCTTGGTCAGCCACCAACATCGGCTCGCGAATGGCCTCAACCATTGCCACCTCGAAGGTGATGTTTCCATCACGCGTCTTCTTGGGCAACTTGTCGAAGACCTCTCGGTCAAGCATCGCCAGAGCATCCCCAACGCCCATCTCTTCAAGGAGTTCAGACTCCTTGTCCTTGTTGGTGTTGAGGGCCATAGTGACTGCATCCAGCAGCACCTTGGCGGTTTGCTCGCGGGTGAACCCGGAACGCTTGGCGAAGAGAGCCAGAGCAACCTTCCACGGGATCGTAGAGGTAGCCTTGACTGGCTTGGACTTCTTGCCGCGTTTGAGTTTACCAGCGACCTTGACGACGAGGTTGACGTCGATTTCAGAGTTGTTGTCAATGTCACGTTTTGCAATCGTGACGGCCTTAGTTGGAATCGCCTTTGTAAGAGCGATGATTTCTTGTGATGTGAGTTCCACAGAACCCTCCTGTAGTGGTTTGTTCAAGCTCCCGAGATCGGGAACCAACGCATTTTTCGTTCTCCTTTGTACGAGACTCGTACCTTTTGAAGCCCTTGCTCTTTTAGGGCCTTTGCTATTTTCATCTCTGTCAATCGTTGCTGTTCTTCCCACCCTTGTGGGTCAACGAACTCAGCAACCGCGTCCGTTGTGATGTCGTACCTTCGGAAGGAAGGCGGGTTGATCTTCAAGTACTCCTTGACCTTGTCTCGGAAGTCTTCAGGCAAGTTGGTCCCGTAAATCAGTTGAGGCTGAATCCTCTTAGACGCTGCCATGATGCCGGACTTGAGTTCATCTTTGGAGCAAACGATTCGGTACTTCTGAGCCAGATAAACCGAGACTTCTGAAAAGTCAGGCTCGTTCATCTTCTTGCCCTTGTAGTACTGAACCCCGTCCCGAGTGCAACTGAACTTGCCCTCAAGCTTGGCGTCGCTTTTGATTGCCAAGTAGACTTTGTATGACCCCTCGGCATTGTCGATTTCAATCATGAGTAAGCTCCATTCGTTTTGTGATCCACTGCTTGGGAAGTGTGCCAGCGAATCGGTTGATGTACAAAGATCCCACAACCCAGTTGAGTCTCAGGATGGCTCTTGACGTGGTTACATCCACAAGGGACTGAATCTGCTCAAACATCACTTTGCCTTCTTGTCTGCAAGATCGGCGAGACCTTGCCAGTCAATGTTGGAGTTGCGCTGTTTGCGTTGCAGTTTCTTGAGCTTGACGCCTTTCTTTCGAGCATATGAAGCCTTTACTCCGATGAAACTCCTCTCTTTTGGTGTGTTATCAAAGCCAAGCTTTTCGAGTACTTCATCATACGACTCAGATGTTTGCCAAGCCTCTACAAACGACGGCCACGTCCACTCTCGCTTTTTGCTTTTCTTCCGAAGTTTTTTCAATGTTGTCACGTTGTCAGCCATTACATTCTCCTGTATGGTCTTTCATTATTATGGGGTTCACCCATGTATGTCAAGTTTGTTCTTCATTTTGTTTGTCCCGTCGATGATTCGACAACGTCATGCGGGCTTTGGATGCGAGAAGGTGCATGCCTTGCTTCTGAGCCTCAAGCATGACCTTGCGAGGGTCATAGCCCTCCCGAGCCAGTTGCTTCCAAGGCACGCGCCGCTTGTGGAATCGTGGGTCACTCAGGTCCATCACTCACCTCCTGATTGAGTTCAGTTCGAACTCGGTTGATTGCTTCATTACCTTTGAGTCAGGCACCAGAACCAACGGAACAACGTCCGTGCCTTCTGGGCCTCTCTTGTGCTCATCAATGATGATCGTGCGAATGGCAACCCACCTGAACCCATCTGGGAATGGGATCCTGCGAAGTTTCAAACGCTTCTCATCACGAGGACTAATGTCCAAGTTGTCCTTGTAGATCGTGTACCCACGAGACTGAAGCAACTCTTTGTGCTCCACCTCAAGAGGCAAACGACCGTGTTTGACGTAGCATCGCTCGTGCTTGCGGCACTTGATACGCTTTGTGAGTTTCCACTTAGGCAGCCTCATCAATGGACACTCTTCCGCCTGTGGAATCTGAATAGTCCCTGCGGACATTTGCACACGCATATACCGACGCGGCGTCACCTTCCCGGCACCAGACTCCTTCCCTACCTTGACGCTGCGCTTACGCTGCGCCTTGGTGAAGTTCATCGATACCATCTTGTGTTCATTCAACCCTTCAATCATCATGTTGATCACTGGAATGACCGGCGATTGAACAACGTATTGACCTTCAATTTCCGGTTGATGTGGAAACCAACGACCCCCTACGTGAATCGGACAAATCATGGGAATGCGAATGAACGATGATCCTTCAGGACAATGCTCTCTTGAAAGGACGTACCCATGGTACAGGCCGTAGATTACCCGGTCGGCAATCGCTCCCTCTTTTTCATGTGCCGTTTTTCTCTTGGTTTCATGAAAGTACAAACCAGCTTGAAAGATTGCATCCAGAGGAACAACATCGCCATGAGGACCGACCGCATTGGTGGGGCACGCATGGTATCTTACCTGACCAGTTTGATCCAAATACCGGTTGTAGATCAGATGACCTGCGAAAGATGTTTCATCCTCGAAGTTGATGAACGTGGTATTGAAAGGAACCATCTCAGGGTACTCCTGAGCAGCTACAAGATCGTGAACATACTGGTTCATATGACCGAGATACTCTTTGAACTGCGTCGGGTTGGTCGCTTCTTGACGCCTTGCCCAGTCACCGGCTTTCATCAAAACATTTTCGTATGACCCTCCTGGAAACGGTTCATCGAAGTGCTCTGTCAGCCGCTGGGCGATTGACAAATAAACGATGTTCTGAGTTTCGGTGTACCACCAGTTCGGGACCGCGAACATGCCGGGACAACGCAAGGTTTCCTTGAAGTACTGAAAATGTTTCGATATGACACTCGTGCCAAACCCCTCTTCAAAGACTTCATCGATACTCCAACGGCGATCCTTCATATAGGCATGGAGAATAAATAAGTCCTCTTTGTGCCCCGGTGGATGCTCTGGATGACGCATGATCAAGAAGTTTTCCGGCATGGCAGTCAGGAAGCTGAACAATGATTCGGGCGCAGTCAAGCTACCGGCATCGTCCCTGACTGCGTCCCACCTTCTTGAAAGCAGTCGATCACCCTCGTAAGAACGGCGATGATCGGCGTTGGCTTTTTGCATGCGGCGGTGCGATTCCTCAGCAGAAGAGGACAACCGCAAATCTTGAAACCAACTCGGACCACCCAAGCTCTCAATAATCTCACTCGCCTCGTATGATCCCGACCTCAACGGCCACTGCCTTGTGGCCTGAAGGTATGATTTAGTCATGATTTGTTCTCCTGTGTTTGTAATGTATGGCAGTTTCTTTAGAAGTCACGGTCATGTTCTGTCCGCAACTGCTCTTGAAAAAGCCCCAGAAGGGAGTCAACCTCCCAATCTGTAAGCTCAACCTCAACGCGACCCTGTTTGCTCTGGAGGTGCGCTGAGTGTACCTCGATGTGAGCGCCAAGGCCCACGTCGTTCTCTTCTGGGAGGAACCGACCAGACACGTCGATGAGTTGCTCCTCGATAAGCTCGCCGGTCTCCTCGTCTTCAATCTCTCGGACCAACTCAACAGAGATGTTGCAAGGGTCGAGCGGGAAAAGGGTGGATCTGTCGTGCCACATCATGGCTCCTGTTTGTTTGAGTGGGGGAGGTATGACATCAAAGTACTACATCTTCCACAATGATTCAAGATACAGTTTGCGTTTCTCGTCCTTTACAAATGCCCACAGTTCGTCGATTACGACTTGCATGTTGTCGTTCTCTCCGTCGAGCAGTTCGTCGATTGTTTCTACTTTGTCCAGTATTTCAGATAGAACCTGTTCCATCACTCACCTCCTTCTGGATTTGTAAGTTTGTCGAGGATGCTTGCGGCAACCTCGTTGGTCACTCGCTGCGCCTGTTTGTAGGCTTGAACTTTGTGAAGCCCCACATCCTGATGCGCTTGCACAACGCTGAGCCAGACTTGGGTGACTGCACGGTCAATCATTTCTTCCAACTCGCGATTCACCTTGCGAGTCACTTCGGGTGGCATTTCCATCACTCTTCTCCTACAGGGTTCATTGACTCTGACAATGCGTTCATCGCATTGGTTGTCCGTTGTTCATTGATGATGTCATGCACTCGCGTGGCCGCTTCCATTGTCCGAGAGCCAATGTGCCACTCGGTAATCTCAAACGATTGCTTGCCATGCGAACCGCAGTAGTTGGGTCCGTCCTTCCAGTTGTAGATGGTCGCGACGATTCCGTCGTCGAACTCAATCTCCCACTCCCAGTCGGTCTTGTAGTGGCCATCGAAAGGCTCGCCGAATGCTTGTACCAGTTCATCGAAGGTCGCCTTGATGTAGTCACTAAGACTGGTTCCGCCGATGTTGATTGATGTTTGATGATGAGTTTGAAAGTTCATGATGGGCTCCTGTTAGTAAGAACGCTGCACAACCGTGAGGTCGCACGGTTCACAAATGATTTTGCGCTTGTGGTCGAAGGGCTGGACCAGCCATTCTTCTCCTCGATCGATTCCGAGTGGGCTGAACCAACGTTTGATGATGACACCGGTCTTGGTGCCGTAGTACTTGGTTTGAACAACGACTATGTCGCCGGGTTTGAAGTCGTTCATGATGCCGTCTCCGTGCCTTGAATGTCTTCAAGAAGGGCGTCGAATGTTTCTTGGTCGCCGATGATGTCTCGCTCTTTACGAGTCAAGTGTTGAAAGTTATCTTCCACGTCTGCAAGTAGGTATTTGAGCAGTGCGTTCTTGATGTTGTTGAGGTCGTTCATGACTTCTCCTGTTGGTTGAAAGGGACGCGGTTTTGATAAGCAGACCGCAAACTGCTTCCCTCTCCCGGATTACTTGGCGGCCATGCTGCGCTCGGCCTCTTCAGCCTTGGCGAGCACCAGCTTGGCAGCCTTCTCGGCCTTGGATGCCGCAGACACGATGGCCTTGGGGTCATCCTTGAGCACCTTGAGCCAGTGGCTCAGGTACGATGCATGGTCGGCGCGTGGCTCGTCGGGCTGGCTGATGCCAGCGTCGCAGCAGAGGAACGCTGCACCAAGCTCGGCGACCAACTCCTCGAAGGCGTAGGCATCCTTGTAGCTGCCCTTGCGCTCCTTCTTGAAGCGGTTCAGCCGAGACTTGTGACCCGTGCTGTGTACGGCCTCGTGGAAGGCGGTCGAGAAGTACTCGGCCTCAGTCTCGAACTGCTCGAACAGTGGCAACTGAATGTGGTCGTCCGCTGGGCGGTAGAACGCTGAGTCACCGCCGTGGCGAATCTCAACCTCAGTGGCCCATGCGTCGAGGATGACCTTGGCGTCCTCGAAGTTGTCGCCAGCCTGAGAGCCATCGTGGTCCTCGACCGTAGGCTGTGGCCCCGGCGCGTGCTCGCTGCCCTCGGCCCAATCAATCTGGCAGGCGTTGAACACCGTGTACAGCTTGAGCCGTGCATAGGTCACGGGCTCACCATTCGCGTCAAGCTGAGGTTTGCCGGTCTTGGCGTCCTTGTAGGGGAGGAACAGCCACTTCACAATCTTGGTGCCCTTCTCACCCTTGCGGACTTGGCCGTCCTTGGCCTGAGCACCTTTGTAGGTGTGCCACTCGTTCGACCAGAAGCCCTGCTCCTGAGCGGAACCCCAGAGCAATAGGACGTTGATGCCGTTGTAGGGCTTGCCGCTGCCTCCGCTTACGGGGCGAACGAGTGCACCGCCCAGCTTCTTCCAGCCGCAGCGCCATGCTGGCGTGCCCGCTTCGATGGAAGCAATGAGGGTGTCGGCGATGACTTGGTATGGGTTGAACTTTGCCATGGTGAAGAACTCCTGTTGAATGTTCTGAAACGGTTATACACCTGTTTGGTTTCGACTGTCAAGAAAGTTTCTGTCTGTCCACGTCGTCGATGGTGTGAACAGGTCTGTCACTAAGGGGAAAGGGAAGCCCCCCGAAGGGGGCGATAATTCAGTCGGTGATCCAAGCGACGTGTTCCATGCCGCTGCACTCGGTACAGTCATTGATGACTTGATGAACCTCGGCAAGCAGTTCACGACGGCCCTGATTGGACGTTCGCTCAATCAGCTTGGTCAGTTGTTCCAGCGATGCGTTGCCGCTGCTGTCGATAAGGCCTTCGGCCTCCGTCCAGATGGCCCATTCGATGATGGTGGTTTTAGTGATGGTACACCTCCTCTGTGTCTAAGGTTGAGCCCCCCGAAGGGAGCGGTCGGTCATCGAGTCAAACGCTCGGCGTTGAACTGGATGAGGAAGGGAATCACGTCCCTGTTGAACGCTTCGACAAGCCCGCGAACAATCTCGACCGGCTCGACACCATCGGCAAGCGCCTTGTCGATGGCTTCGTCGTTGTGGTCCACAAACAGCTTGAGCATCCCTGTGATGCTTGCAGCCATCTGTATGGGCATGTTCATCGACTCAGCCATTGCAATGGCAGTGGGCTCGATGCACTCGGCCAACTGTTCGATGACCTCTTGTTGTGAGTTGGTATTGATGGGACACCTCCTGTGTGTCTGGGATTGTTTGGTCTGTCTCTCACCCTTACAAACGAACGGGGTGAGAGTTGCGGAGATGGGTGGAGGGGGCAGCCGCTATTGCGGCCACCACCCAAAGCCCTGCTCATTCACGGGCAGGCCCTGCGCCCGGCGGTTCCTCGCCTCACGCTTGGCTTGCTCGGCAGCCTCGGCTGCATCACGCTCTGCGAGCAGTTTGTCAGCGCCCTCTACAATGTGGCTCTGAACAAGTGCCGCGATGGAGGCGGCGTCCGACACCATGGGAAGCTCTACGACGTGCAAGTCGTTGGGCTCTCCCCACAGTGCAAAGTGGGTCCGTCGCTCCCGTATGAGCGCGTCACGCGCGGCCTGTGCTTGCTCCCGGGTGGGGGCAACGGCGACCACTGACGTTTCGAGCCCATCACAAGATGCGATGAGAAAGAGAGAAGTGATGATGACCTCCAAGGTTGTGGGCTGTTCACCCATTGAAACGAATGAGAATGATTGTGCGGAGATGGGTCAGAGACCCGAAGCTCTCCACTGGTTTTTGTGAGAAGCGCAGCCATTGTTTTGCAGAAAGCCGCGCCAGTGAGCCTTCAGCCGCTTGGCGTTGGTGCTGTCGAAGTCAAGGGTGTGAACCCCTGATGGACCGGTCATGCAGTAGCGTCGGTCTCCGGTGGTCCCGCATCGAGTGATGGTGAGACGGCACGGCCCAACTTGCACCAAGCCTTGAGACTGTAGGTCGCGGGCGTATCGAGACAAGTCCTCGATGGCCTGTCGAGCACTGACGCTACGCGAGTGGCACACTTGGTCGAAGACCATCAGGTCGAGGTCATCGATGTCCAGACCCTTGCGGTCCACCCAGTACGCTCTCGTATCCGTGCCAGTGCGGCGAAAGTAGAACGTCACGAGGTTACCCTCCAGTCCGAACTCAACGTCGTCCATGGGTCGGCCTGAGCGCGCCGGGAAAGTGAAGCGAAGGGTGTCGATGGTTTTCATGATATCTCCTGAGTTGAAACCGCTACGCCCGGCTAAGGACGCAGCGGTTGAGGTTGGTTTCTTTGACCCCGGCGTACTCGCCGTGGCCTTTGATGGTGGCGACCAGTGTGTAGGTCTCACCCTCGGTGATGCGCTCGCCGTCGTCGCTTCGGGCATCGCCACTGGCGAACCACTTGAACACGTTCCCGGCTGCATCGGTCATGGACACCAGTTCCGTGGTGCCGTAGTGGCCGTCGAACAGCTTGGTCATGTTCACGGTCACGGTGAGAGCATCGTGAGCCGTGGCGCCCTTGCGCTTGTCGGCTGCGGTCAGCTTGCGGCCAATCTTGTCACCGGCTGCACCGAAGTGGTTGCTGGTGACCTTCAGGTCCTCGCGCTGCTTGCGGAGGGCCTCACCCTTGACGGCTCGGTTGTAAGCCGACACGGCGCTGCACAGCAGGCCAAGCTCACGCCCGGTGATGCCACCCAGTGAGCAGACCACCCGAAGGTTCCACAGGTAGTCGCTGTCGGTGTCATCGGGGATGGTGTCGGCCCACCCCATGATAGTTTCAGCACGGTCGTACTCGGCATCGCCCCATGGGGCAACAAACCATGGGCCGTCCTGCTCCCACTGGCGACGGAGTTCGAGGTCCTGCCGTACCCGGTCAGCTTCAAGGGTGAAGTGAATCAGGTCCGCAGTGGCGGACAGGCCCCAGTCGCGAGCCTTGCCGCGTGACGTGAAGCCGAAGCGGTCCACAGCGGCGATGGTCATGGCAAGCACGTTCACCACGTCGTAGCCCGTCGAGCCCCCAGCGCCGCACCAGTCCTCGTCCATGAGGTCGCGAAGCTCTCGCTCGTAGGCGGCAGCGTTCAGAACCTCAGCACCCGTTGCGCTGCCCAAGTAGTCCTTGAGGCAGGTCCGACCAACCTGCATGCGCTTGCCGTCGTCACTCTGGATGACGAAGGTATCGTTGCGCTTGCGGGCCGTGTTGCAATGCTGGCAGAGCGGACGAGACGAGCGGGTCTCAGGGCTCACCGCCTCACCCTCATGGAAGGGCGAGGTCCGGACCACGTTGCGGTAGCCGTCCTCGGTGGCAACGTGCTGGATGGTGGCCACGAATGACCAGCCATCGAAGTGGACGGGCTTGGCGTCCACGGTCCAGAGGTTGAACCGATGCCAGCCGCTCACGCCGTTGTCGGAGCGTCGATAGGCCGAGTACTTGGCCACCTGAGTCAGCACCGGAGCCTCAAGGCCCAGCCGCTCGGCCTTGCGTTGCAGCTTCTTGAACCGCTTGATGAGCGGCACGTTGTTGGTGTGAGGCACCACCACGCATCGGCGCTCGGTGCCATCCGCGTCGATGGCAAAGAACTCGATGGACGGCGAGCCCTTGCGGACCTCGATGGTGCCGTCGAAGTGTTGGTCGAGCACGACCTTGCGAGTGGGTGTGTTGAGTTCGAGCATGGGTGTCTCCGTTGAATGAAAGGGGTGGCAGTTCTTGACCGTGCTGGTTGGCTGTGCGGCGGATTACGGAACTGCCAAGAGGGCTGTCCGCCTTGTTGAATCGAAGGGTGCGGGGCCGAAGCCCCGGCTTGGTTGTTAGTTGTCAGTGGACACGGGAGTCCATGACCGGTGGTTGCGCTTGCACCAAGCGATGAGCTTCTGCTCCGCCCAGTAGCTGCTGTCGTTGTACTCGTAGTTGCCGTGCTCGAAGACCTCGCGCATGGCGCGCTCGCCGAAGGTCCGCAGCAGGTTCCGCCACGGGTATCCCCGCGCGGTGTAGCGGCAGTCTTCCGGGATGTTGGCCTCGACCCATTCGGAGTCGATGTCGGCGAACAGGGCGCGGTACAGCAGGTGAGTATCGATGTCCCTCACTTGGCACCCCCAGTCCGTCCGGTGGGGGTGACGATGCGCTCGACCGTTTGCCAGTCTTCGCCCTTGGGCACACAAGCCGTCACCTTGACCGGCCGCCCGTGAGGGATGTAGCCGTTGCGAACGGCGTAGTAAGCTGCCTTCAGGCAGGCGTCAGTCCCGCTGACGGCTGGAACATCGACGCAGATGTAGGAGCGCCCTTGGTAGGGGCTCGTGCGGACGGTGTCCACTTCGCAGGAGAAGAGGGGAAGGCCGACTGGTTGGTCGGAAGGCTTGACGAGAGAGAGTGCCATGTTGGCTCCTGTTGGTTGAATGGTGGGGGCCGAAGCCCCCGGTTGGTGTTTACTGTTCATTGATGCTGGAGTGGAAGCGTTCACGGACATCGTCGTAGCGGGCGTTGAACTCATCGTCGGCCCAGCCACCGCTGACTTCGCGCTGATACTCGGCATTCATCCGGGCTTCGAAGTCTCGGCACCGTGCGTCCCGTTCCTCGTCCAAGGTCGGGCGACCGTCCAGAAGTCGCTGGTACTTGTCAACCTCCAGCCGTGCGTCCCTCAGCTTTTCAGCCTGATATTCGATGCTGCCAGCCAACCCAAGGTCACCGGGGTCCGCTTTGTACTTTTTGATGGCGTCCTCGAGAAGCTCGAACGCCCAGCGGGCTTGCCTGTCATGGTATCGGACCCAGCCCTGCCATTCTCGGCGGTACTGCTCCATGGGCTTGGGATGCTGGCGGCCTCGGCGTCGGCTTCCAAAGGCTCTGCTCTGTACGTATTCTGCGTTCATGTTTGCTCCTGTGGGGGCTTGCGCCCCCGGTTGATTGTTAGGCGGGGTGGACTGAGGTCGCCCAGCGATACATCGGCTCAGGAATGAAGCCGACCTCCCTGAGGTGTTCGGTCATCTCATCACATGCGCGGTAGACGTCACGGTTCCGCCCTCGGTCACTCATCTCATAGCAAGCGTCATACGAGAAGTACTTGGCGAATGACGGCTGGCCCTCGTGAATCAGGACAAGCACAGCAGTCTCCCCGTACTTCTCCCCTCGGTTGCGCCACTCCTCACCGGAGCGAAACACCACGCGCTCGAGGTTCAGGTCCGGTTCGAACGAGGCGATGCGCTTGACGATTCGCATGGCAGCTTTGAGTGAGTCGCCGGTGAGGTGCGACAGGTTGGCGGTGGTGATGGTCGATGGAATCATGGGTTCTCCAGTGGGGCGCGGAGCCCCGGTTGAGGGTGAGGGGTTCAGATGATGCCCAGCAAAGGGCGGGGGACACGGCGAGCAGCCACCGCGTGACGGCGTCCGATTCTCGCGAGACGTTGGACCCGTGGCGGGCCGTTCTCAAGCATGTCATGGAGGCCGCCATTCGTTGACAGGCCAGCACTAAGCATCTCCCATTGTGCTTTCCTGTAGTAGTGGTCGCGCTGTGAAGCATGCCACTTGCGCAGGGCTTCACACTCAGCAAGGTAGCGGGCGAACTGTTTGCGGGTTTTACGCATGGGATTGTCCAATGGGGGCCGAAGCCCCCGGTGAATGGTTAGCCGCGAATGTCTTCGCCGTAGTTGATGAGGCGAGCAGCATGGGAAAGCTCATCGATGTCGATGTGAGACTCAATCACCCGCTTGGGGTCGCTGCTCGAAAGCGCCTTCATCAAGTTGCTGTGCAGGCTGTTGCACGCCACGATGGAGAGGGCCAGCAAGTATTCAACCTTCCCAGACAGCATGTGAGCGGGAACGACGCCAT